TTTATGCTTTACAATTACTTAAATACGAGTAATAAAACCGGTTATATTACTCGTATTTAAGTCACTGGGAAAAAAGAGCGGTAAAATCCGTCTTTTTCGTGCTTTAATTCAGTTATTTAATGTTATTTAAGTAGATTATCTATGGTAATAATCTCGCAGTTAATAATCTGATAACTGCTTTATAAAAGAAGTCGTTGTCCATCTCCATACCTATTCCTTTTAGTCCTAATCTCTTCGCTACAAATATACTATTGAATGAACCAGCAGTCGGGTCTAACACTGTTCCTCCCGAAGGACAATAACGGGATAATAGCCATTCGTAGAGTTCTTCGGGTTTTTGAGTAGGATGCCCTCCGGCTAATTTACCACCTATTGGAATTACTGAGAGCGGACAGCGCATACCGCCTACGCCACCAGAACTAACCTTTTTAGGCTGAACATTGTATTGCTTACTATAAATACATTTTGAATTTTTCTTATCCAAATGCCACTCCTTCTTATCTGTTTTAACATTAATCCGCTTATAATACGCCCCCGCTTTTGAAAATACATAAATCATCTCGTGGCTCTTCATAGGCATTTTGTTGGCTGATAGAAAAGATACGCCGTGTCCTTTGTCCCATACTAAATCATACCGAAACCATTTAGGATTACTTGTAATTAAGTCACTTCCAAACTTTGTATTACAAAACATTAATACGGGCGTATGCTCGTTCTTACAGAGGCGTTTAACTTGCTCCCAGAAAGACGTAAGGTCTATCTTAACGTCCCAATGACAACCAGAGTTCTGTTTTCTGTCATAATAAAAACCCGTTGACTCTCTACCAGGATGTAAGCATCCATACGGCAAATCACAGATAAAGCAGTCTACAGATTTGTCCGGAAGTCCTTTCATTAATTCTAGGCAATTCCCCTTTAGCAGTGTTGCCATCTTATTTATACTCCTATTTTATTTATAATTTGGATACGCAGTTAATATCATAGGACACGTTAATTGATTATAGTCTTCCGTTCGCCTCTGCTTAATAGTGGAATGACAATCTGCGTCCTATGGTATTATAATTTCTACACCCTTGATATAATGAATTACGGCTATGATATGTCTGGTAATGAGATAGCCACAATAACAACACGATATCCTCCGAATGAGGTAATGCCGTGGGCATTGTATGCTTCTGGTGGTAATGTCTCTACCACAGAATTGATATCGCTAACGAATTCGGGGAATACGAATCTTCTTTCCAATCGCCCGGTATTTTGTTCGCCCTCGCCAAATATGATTTCCGCGATTTCTCACCCACAGCCGATTGTGATAACGAGTATATCACAAAATCACGACTACCTACCGCTCCGAACCGGATGACCTTTCCATTCATATTCGGAATCTGAAGTTTGTGTTTGTCGTCGTCTGAGAACCCTAGATGCTTCCAAGCAAGTCCTTTGCTCTTAGCCTTCTCTCGCGCCATATCAAGATAGGCTTCTGCGCTTACTCCTATACTAGCCAACTGCTTCGCAAACTTTGCGCGAGGCTTCATTCCACCCCGTCCTTCCATTGCTACATTCGCAACTGCCCCAATGTCAGTTGCTAACTGAGCAATCTTCCGCACATACGTAGGCATACTGCCAGTGACCTTCTGTAGGTCTTGCTTAATGAATGCCGTTGACCCACTATCTCCTAACCCGTTTGACCTCAGAATAGCCAGAATGAAATCTTGGCAGTTGTTCTCAAACGCACTGTATGTGAAGTATTTATCTCCCATAGCCTTCTGCGCTTTCGGCAGTAGAGTATTTAGTGTCGTCGTCCCGTTTAGTTTGATGGGATACGTCTGAGTGTCCTTTGTAGTCGCCTTGGCTGGAGCAATGTTAATTACTTCGTTCTTCTCAATGACATACTTTGAAGAAGCAATAGTAAACTCTAGTCCAAGATGGAATAACTTGTCATAGCCATACTTTGTCCGCAACTCATTCCACTTGCCAAGACTGATAAGATTTAGCACAGTATTGAGGGGCGCTCCGATTGGGTCTCGCCGAACCATCATACTCGTGATTTTACTGTTGCCTTGTTCAAGAAGGAACTTGCGAACAGACGGTGGATAGTCACGCCGTATCCCAGTGGTGACTACATCTTTGACTCTCTTGATTACTTTGCTGATTCCAGATTTAATGCTAGAGAAGATGCCACTTCCAAACATTTCGTCATAGTCATCTGGTGTGAACCGTCCTTGTCCTATCCTCATAGGGTTTACAAACTCAAAAGGCACTACATCAACGGCTACATCTGGCGCTTGGGCAACTGGTGGTGGTGGGGCAACTGGTGGTGGGGCAACTGGTGGTGGCGCATCTCGTCGTGCTATCACCTCTGCTTCGTATTGCGCTTCGTCAACTAGGTGCGCTTTACCACTTGATATTCTGAACTCACCAGTTAACTGACTCATCATACTACGTAACTGCCCCACTGGCAAGTCTACTAGACGTCCGCTTCTATCTTTATACGTTCCATTTGGCATACGATAGGTTTCTGGTTGAATATTCGTATCAAGAGCACTATCCCTTGATAACGGTTTATGATGACCCGTAGTAAGACTACTAAACAAAACCACATCCTCTCCTTCTTTTATATCGTCTTGCGATATACTATCTTTTTCGCCATTCATAATATTTAATCTGGTGTCGCTTGGTTCTGGTATCATCTCAAATGCTATTCTAATAATTTCTGGAGTAGCCCTTACAGTTGCTGGGTCAACCCCAGCATTCCTCAGTATATGTTGAATATCTATTAGAGTCATACCTCCACCAAATAGTGCTCCAGTTATCGTGCCTATAATTGCTCCTAATTGTGTGTTACCAGTAAAAAATCCAAAACCAGCCCCCAATAATACTGACGCTACTCCAATAGAACTTCCTTTAAAAATAGCCCAAGTCATAGGGCTTCCACCCCTTAGTTTCTTTAATGCTTTTAATACTCTTTTGTATGATTTAACGTATTTGCCCTTGCCTTTCAACTTCATCAGAGTTTCTACTGACCCAACACCAGCATCTATTAATTTACTACCGAAATCTCTGTTAGTATAGAACTTACTTGTCGGTGGAGCAAATGCTTTGTAAATAGGCGCTATAACTTGCGCTACACCGGGTATGACAGTGCCTACTTTATCTACCGCAAAATCAGCAACATCTGTGAGACCTTGAACCGCATTTCTAGCAAAGTAATTGAACTTACTGTATTTCTTCTCCCACTCTATCTGTGCTTTCTGACACTGCGCTTTAGTCAATGAAGTCTTCCCTACTTCTCCATTCTGTGTGTATGGACAAGCAACTAACTGTGTTTCATCATCTTGGGCTTTCGCTTCTTCTGGGTTGTCTACGCGCCACTGAAAGTATTCTATCTGGTCTGGTAGATTGTTGATGAACTGTTGTATTCTCAGTGCGTCAGTATTACGACGTTCCTCACCTTTCGCTCCGAAATCGGACAGATACTCATCGTAGGTTGAAGTCGGAATCAGCGTAGAATTTGGATTAATCTTCCGATTCTTTGCGTTCTGTTTTGCCCTCGCAGTCATTCTCCTCGCAAATATGGCTGGACTGTCTGGGACATTTGTCCAATGAGTATCTGTCTTCGGGGCAACTGTCGGAGTCACTCCTATTTTAATAGTAGACCCATTATTCGCTAAAACCTCGGGTGATATTGTAGCCAATATTCTTTTTGGTATACCTAATTTTGCCAATTCTGCCAATGTTACATTTGACATCTCTATTCATACACGAGAGAATTATTATTACTTCTTTTTCTTCATCATCCTACCACGCCCTTCCATTAGTCCCTCCTTACGAAGCGCATTGCGAACGGTGCTAACGTGAGCGCCTATCGCCTCGGCAATCTCTTTCACCTTCATTGTAGGGTTCTCTCGTCCCATCGCCACTGCCCTCGCAGTTAGCGATACATTACCACGCTCTGCTACCAATCGTGAGGCTTCTTCTGCGACTGGGTTTCCAGAAGACGAACGAGGAGGAGCAAGACTCGGTGGACGAACTGGCGACGAACTAGGGGGCGCAAGACTCGGTGGACGAACTGGCATTGATGCCGTGGCAGTGTCTCGTGCCTCTGCCATTGCTGAACGATTACGTGCCGATGTCTGCTCCCGTCCCTCTGCGAACCCAGCGGTCGTCTGCGCAGTTGGCTGGGCTGGATTACGCAAATCAAAACCATCATCTTTAGAATCAGAATCTTCGCCAAAGAAAGCAGTTCCACGTTTAGCCCACTTACCACGGACATTCACATCAAACCGTGCTGGTTCTCCATACGCTTGAATAGCGTTTAGAGGAACTGCCTCTTGGGTAAATCGGTCTATCGCACCAGCATCCCTACGGAATCCAATCTGCGTAGGGAGCGTAGGGATGAATGGAACACCCTCCTCTGATGCTTCCAGATACTGTCCCTTCACTTCACCTCGGACGTTGTATGTCTTATTAACACGAGTAAGAACTTTCGCAAACCCAAGACTCTTGATGAGACTCTTGGATAGGTCAAGACGCTCCTTCGGCGACAGAAGAGAACGAGCATACATCTCTCGGGTGTATTCATCTGCCTTATCAATCAGTTGCTTAACACCATAGAAAAAAGATGCTTTACTACGGCGATGACCTTGTATAGCCGACAAGTATCCCTCATTTAGTTGCTCTTCATAACCGCCAAGAAGGTCTGTGAGTGTATCAAAACCAGCGATGACATCCTCCAACTCTTCGCGATTCGCAGTTGGTGCGATACGGAAAAGCAACTGAAGAAGTCGCGAAACACTCGTGATGTCAAGACGCTCCAACTGTCCAGTAGAGAGAGTATCCATAACGGCTTGACGAAGCACGTTAAACTCAATCATTGATGTCGGACCAGCACTGTCGGGCATTCCCTCGGAAACCGCGATAGGCATAGCGCTTGTCTCCATCACAGTTCCAGTAGAGAACATTGCCTTCGCTTGTTCAATCGCATTCAGTTGAGCGATGCGGTCTTGGAGTCTAGAACGACCGAACGCTTGACCCTCTGCCGTTCGTAGAACACCTCCTCGTAGAGCATCTTCGTGACGAGCGCTATAAATATCTCCTCCAATACCACCCGAACCAAAAGCGGGATTCGCAAACTTGCGCTGACCCAACACTGGCTTAGGCATACCCCAGTATCCCGCGTGAGATACATTCGCCCTAATCTGCGAACGAGCGCTATCTCGCACTCCATTCATACAACGATTATTCGCTTCTATACGCTGAAGATTGTGCCACTGCGCTTGAAAGTCATCGCCCATCGGAACGACTGGCTGAGCAAATGTTCGCTGAGGGTAGAACTTCTGAGGAAGACCAAGCGACGAGTAGACATTCTCGTATATCGTTGGGAATGTAAGTTGAACTGCGAACTGATGACCGGGCTTACCTCCAGTTGCGACTGCTGACATCTTATATTAAGAGATGCGATTATTTAGTTCAATACAATTTATGCTCTTTGACGTATTTAGACGCTTCAATCATCTTCATTCCTTTCTCCGCCATTATACGCTTAACAACTTCTGCTCGTTTCAGTCGCCCATCGTTCTGCGCCATCACTCGCTTCGCCTTTTTGAGCCGACCGCCTCCATCGTAATCGTCACCCGCTCCGACTACACGATTACCCCCGCAACAACTGCTACACATACAACCATTACAGTGATTGCCACCCACCGCCTCTTGGAAACCCGGACCACTGCTCATCTCTTCAACCTTGAGTCGGGGCATCATCGTTCTGCCGAGTAGATGCTTACCACCTTCGCCTTCAAAACGACCGGTGTCCATCCCTCCGACAAAACGCTTGAGGAATGAGCCACCGTGAAGAGAGTGAAGATGCTGGGCTAAATGCTCACCTTGCGCTCCAGCATCGTCGTCCGAATCGGACATATCACCTTCGCCTATCTTTCGCACGGGTAAGGGGGCGAGTGCGGGGGCGACGGGTGCGGGGGCGACGAGTGCGGGGGCGACGGGTGCGGGTGCGGGTGAGGTTGCTAATGCGATACGGTTGTATTGTCGTCTGATAGGTGCTGGGGATGCGACTGCGGACATTGGTGAGGGTGGAGACCTATCATCTCCAGACTGTGTATATGACATACGTCCCTCGTCGGCAATATTTCTAGGAATTACCGCTCTAGGTCTAGAACCAGCCTTCATCTTCTTCGCTTTACCGCCACGGAACTGAGACAAACCCATACTCGGGGTTGCGCCCGACCCGCGAATCGGGTTAACTGGATTATACCGTTCTGCCTCCTCTCCGAGTGCTCTGCTTTGTGCTAAACCAAGTCTCTGTTCTCGGATACTCATTTCTATATTCTATATTGCCATTTTATTTGGGTGCGATATATCACCGGGTAGTTGTTTGATATAATCCCATAGATAACATTAAAGCACCATCCTATTTTCTTGTTCATCTATTAGAAGATGGACAAGAAAGTTCACAGACTATTATCTGGGGCTGGTCTCGGCGATATACTGATTCCTAGGAAGAAGTTCATAGAAGAGCATAACCATCTCATTTCTTTACTGCGGGAATCAGATAAACCAAGACTGTTGGCAGAGGCTCGTGACCAGAGTAAAGAACTCAATCAAGTGTTGAGTGGCGGTTCTTGGCAGTCTGGATTCATCGCTCGGATGATGGGTGAGAACCGTATCAAGAACAAAGGCACATACAAACCAGCGTCTTCTCTTCCAGATGGAAGCAAGATGAAAGACGCAGTCCACTTTCAGTTCGCCAAGATGAAGAAGGCAAGTCCGTTTATCAATCGCCACTTCAAAGAAGGAGAAGAGTTCGTTCGTAAGAGGGGGCTTAAAGAGACACTAGCGAGTGAACCTTTCCAGAAGGACTTTTACGCCGAGAAGAAGAACCGTCCAGCCAAATCTAAACTGAAAATCGGCACACCCACTGGTAATACGGTAGGAACTAATCCACCTCTCAAAGAAATATACTGGAAGTCTCGGCAGTTCCTTTATAAATCCCCGAGCGGTGGTCTGTTTCAGAAGCAGAAGACGGGCAGATTCAAATACTCAATGGTAAAAGTAGGCAAGGTGGGTGAAGGTGATTACTCAATTCTGAAGGGCGGTAGGTTTGATGATGAATACGCCGACTTCGGAGGAGATGACGCTTTAAAACAAATTATGTTAACGGTTATTACAGTCGCACGAGATTTAGGTTGGCGAGATGTATCGCGCATAAGACGACACTTACAGTTATTTATACCTCCTATAGAGCCTAACGACGTTGATTACTTAGCCCAATACATTCTGACACACCTTGAACGAGAAGACGCACAGAGGATGGAGGCTGGAATAAGAGGTTTTGGAAGGGGCGGTGTTTCTGTAGTTATTCCTACTGCTGAAATGAACCACGACATTCTAGTTACGTATCATCAAGCGAGGAGGACACGCTGGGACGCACAGAGAATTAGGAGATACATAAATGAGATGATGATAGACCAGTATACTCCATTACAAGTTGACTATATGGTTGATAAAGTCCAACAGTATCTTGATGGAGATGTGGAAGAGTAAGTATGTCGCGTAATTACCCCGGCTTAAAAATGTCTCGTAAGAATAGAAACAAGATGACTACCGAGTTTATGCTTAATCTTTCCCGGTCTCTAATTACTGACAAGAAGGTCGCTGAGTCTACTGCCAATGCTTACATCAAGACGCTACAGATTCTCAACGATAAGACTGGGTTTAAGAACTTGACGTTCCTCAAGAAGACCGAAGAGATTATGAAGAAGATTGAGGAGTATGCGGAGTCAACGCAGAAGGCAATCTTCGCCACTATTACAAGTGTGCTTGGTCTATACAAGGATAAGCCGACGTTCAAGAAGGTCTACGATTTCTACTATGAGAAGATGATGGAGAAGTCCAAGGAAGCCCGTGAAGCACCCGCTAACGAAAAGTCAGAGACGCAAAAGGAAAACTGGATTTCTTGGATTGATGTTGAGAAGCGCAAGGCAGAACTTACGGACGAGGTCGCCAAGTTCGCCACACAGAAGTCGCTTACTCCCGCCCAGTATGATACGCTTCTAAAAGATGTTGTATTGTCGCTGTATACGGATGTCCAGCCAAGACGCAACCAAGACTATCTTGATATGTATGTCATTCGGCGCTTGACAAAAGAGACTCCACTTGACAAGAACTACTACGACCTTTCTACGCAGACATTCATCTTCAACAAGTATAAGACGGCTAAAGCCTACGGCGCACAGATTATTGAAGTCCCGAAGCACCTACAAGACGTTCTGTCTACTTATATTCGCCACCATCCTCTGTGGGTTGCTAGTAAGAAAAAGGCGGTGGAGTTCAAACTCCTAGTGACTTCAGACGGTCGCCCTCTCGTAGCCGTCAATGCCATCACTCGCATTCTCAACAAGGTGTTTGGGAAGAAGATTGGTTCAAGCCTATTGCGTTCCATCTATTTATCGGATAAATACAAGGAAGTAAATCTGGAGCAAAAAGCAGATGCTTCTGCGATGGGTCATTCGGTTGCTGAGCAACAGAACGTATACGTTAAGACTGATTAGAGACAGTCACATTCTATTGAGACGAGGTATGAAATGCCTAGTCTCAGTTGAACATCAGAATTATGGGTTCGTTTGATATTGTAATGGGGACGAGTGGCTTCCTTTTGCGTCCTCGTTTTGCTTTGGGTTTAGGTGGTTGCGTCGGGGTCTGGGGCGACGACGGCTGGGGCGACGACGGCTGGGGCGACGACGGTTGCTCCATTCTCTATTGTAGAGATTAGAAATATCATTTGTGTTGGAGACGCGTCCTTCACATCCAAGGCGCTGATGAACGACTTCCAGAGTGGGAATCTGACTGCTAAGTCTGCGAGTTTCTCCTTCTTCTGGTTGGCGACGGCTTTCTCTCTACGAACGCGACGCTTCTCGGCTTCTATCACAGAATCAACAAGTTTAGCACGACGCTCACGGTTAATCTTTGACCTATCCAGAATGTCGTCGCGGTTCTCATAGTAATACAGTTTGTATGCCGTGGTGCGCTCCTCTTTTGACTTAGGCATCTTATTACTAGACTAGATTTCATTTATCGGGAGCGTCAATTTTTGGCTGTTTTGCCAGTGTAGGGTTGTAGGGTTTACCCCCCCTCAAATATAATATAGGGGGTCTGGAGAATTTTTATTTTTGGGGGTGACCCCGATTTTTATTTGAAAAACGTCCCAAACCCTACATACCCTACATACCCTACATACCCTACACTAGATTAACGCTCTTTTATGGTCATTCCGCTTTTATCAAGAGTTCTCCAGTAGATACTTCACCTTCCTTCAATAATCTCAATTTCTCAAGACCTTTTACTAACTTGGGTAAGTCAAACGAATAACTGACACCACTTGAAGACCGCACATCATTAACGCCATCCAATATGTTTCTAACCCCATCTTCTTCGCAACCCTCTTTCATATATCTTCCGAACATTGTCTCTGATAGTGGCTTCTCTCCAGCCCTATCTGAAGATATGAACCAACACTTGAAACGAGCATAGAGTTCACGGGCATTCATCTTATCTGGCAACGTCCCATCACGCAGTTCCTCTACTAGCCACTTGTGATGCGGTGGCGCATTCATCCTACGGATTTCAATGTAAGCGTCGGTGATAGGAATGCTGACTTGAAACTCAATAGGCTTTGTGTAAGTCTCAGCCGTCATCAGATAACTGAAGAACGCCTTCTGGACACGCGGGTTGTCCATAGATGCCACGAGCGCATTGAAGTATTCTGTGTCGCCTCTGTGCTTAGGGTCAGTATCCATCGGGGCTATACGACGACTCGCACCACCACGCGAAGGCAAGGGATTCACATTGTTAGAGCAGAATGCCCATCTGGCGTAATCATTGACTCCATACTCTGCGACGTTCTTCTTGTTTATAACCTTCTTCTTGGTTGTAATGATACTATTCAGTTTGTCGGTGTTCTGGTGGTTGTCTTTGCCACAAGCCTCCTCAATGACGACCAGCAACTTGCCCTCAAAGATTGAATTGAACGACGAATAGAGCATAGCGTTGTTGCCGATGACCACATAGTAGTCCTCGCCGAGAATCTGATTGCCGAACCAATCAAAGAAGAGGTTCTTGCCAGTGCCTCCGCCCTCAAAGAGCAGACCGCCCATATCTCGGAACAGAGGCGAGACATCGCTCTTGATGTGTGGCTTCTGGAGCATATTCGCAAACCACTTCAACAGATAGTCTGCGTTCCCACTGGTCAGAGTGTTCAGATGGTAGATGATTGGCGCAATCAGAGAGGCAATCTCATCTGTCGGGATGTCCTCGGCTATCTTCTCTGCCTCAAACCCGTGGAACAGATTGAAGACGGTCGGAGGGCAACCGTCTCTGTTGGGGATAAAGTCGCAACTCTCATAGTCGCGCCGTGATGAGTCTTCTAGCCACTTGGGCAAGAAGGACAACATCTCTATCTTCGCAGAGACTGGATTGACACCCTCATACTTCCAGTTAGCAAACTTAATCTTGGCTTCAGAGAACTTCATAATTTCCTTCTTGCCGTCTTGGTGGACACAATGGAACATAGAGCCGATAAGAAAGTTGCGCTTCTCAAACTTGTCCTTGAGCGATTCGTAGGTAGCACCCTTAACGGCTGGGGGAGTATACGTCGTCGTCATAGGCTTCTGCGTGAAAGTCAGATTGTATCCCAGAGTCGTCTTGACGGTCTCTGACAACTTCATCAACAACTCAGACGGGAACTCAATCTCTCCATCCAGTTTCTCCACACACCCGCCGTCGTGAATTAGCACACCTATTTCAGTGCGCCCGTTGTCCGCCAAGCACTTGTCGGCGCAGAGAAGTATCTTCTTCTCTTCATCTTGGAACATCAGAGACATCAGACAGAACTTCGCATTCCACTTCTTATCTATAGGCTTTGCGTCTTTGCCAGTCTTGACCTTGTGTAATCCAGTGTTCCGCATCCAGATGTTATCTGCGAGTGTAGAGACTTCCATAGTCAGTCTTCTTATCAGCGCAGTTGCGCCATCACCGAGAGTCACTAACTGGTCTGTAATCATAGGGTCGTAGAGAGACAACTCACCGCCGTAGAGTGTCTTCAAGAACTGCGTCTTGGCTATTGAGCGGTCGCTACTGACTGTAGCCAGACACGCATTGCGATTCGCACAATACTCGGTTATTGCGTCGCACTTCAGACCCAAGTCAGTAGCAAACTTGAGAGCAATATTGTAGTGACAATTCTCTACGTCTATGTCCCAGTAATGCTTCTTCAATAGAGGATTGCGAATATCAAAGCGAAACGACTGTAGACCCATACCCGAAACGGGATACATACGACCAAGACGTTTCTCTTCAAGTGTAGACGGATAGCCATAGACGACATTCCGCTTTCCAATAACGTCTCGCCCCTTGAAATACGCAGAGAGCCTCTTGCGTTCTTCGTGGGCTATGGTGGTGTCGCATAGCATCTGCTTCATCATATCTTCATCATACTTTTCAACACGCATTAATTTGCTTGGGAAGGTTGTCATTCTATACTCATCGGAGAGATTTTCTTCTGCGACCTTTACGCAGACAGTGGACATTTTTACCAGTCCGGGAAGAGGCGGTCGGGGCGAGTCAATTTTTTGGTCGCTCCGGCGAAGGTTTTATACACCATCAAAAAAGAACGTCGGGCGTTCCGTTTTTGTGTTGATTTTTATAATGATTTATTACTCAAAACTTTTTCGGACTGAGCCTTATACAGCGATGGGTATCCGGCAAAAAATTGACGCCCCGGTTTCCATCAGAACGGATGGCAACAGACGCAAACGACAAACAACTTTCAAAACTTTCTTTCTTACTAATAAGATGACTTCCATTCCTACGGTTGATGACCTCATCGCATTCGTGCGCGACGGAGGGGCAGATGTAACGGTTCTCCGTGACATCTATACGGAGTTAATAAATAATAAAAAGAACAAGGCAGAGGCAGAGGCGAAGAAGGAGGAGGCAGAGGCGAAGAAGGAGGAGGCAGAGGCAGAGGCGAAGAAGAAGATGGAGGAGGCAGAGGCGAAGAAGAAGGCAGAGGCATCTGCTGAGCATTACATCAAGGTCTCATTCAATGATGAGATGCTACCAAAGTTGGCAGATGATTTCTCAGAGAATCCTCTTGAGGGTTCAGTCAAGATGGACTTTCGTCGCAAGGACGAATGGGATTCTGAGAAGTTTGCTGAGGTGTTGAATGGCATACTCAAAGAAATAGAAGAGGACCTTAACACAAACGAAGGTCTCACTACATTTGATTCAGAAGTTCTAGAAATTCACGACGCAGTCGGCGCTGATGGACTCTGTAACGCTTGGAATGTCTATATGTCGTGGGAGACGGAACTCACGAATCCATTTGACGATGCGAAGGCTAAATAGTCACCAAAACGGATTGAACCGTTCTCTGGGAAAGACGGATAGTGGCGAAATAAGAAATAAGAAACAACCAAAAAAAGATGACTTCCGATAAATCTGATTTCACGATATACGAAGATGAAGCGCACCCGCGCAAGACAGAATCCATAAGCGCAAGTGTTGGTAGACCGGCTGTGGTTGATTATCAAGACTACGTAACTTGTGGGATTTCTCATACTAAGCACTTTTCGGAACACTGTTTGAAGACTACACTTCCATCAGTAGGGTGGACTGTTAATTCAGAAGGTGAGATTACGTGTATAGGAGTTTATAAGACACCACACATAGGAGAATCAAAAAATAAGGTAAAAATGATGACTAAAGGATTTACGGCACGAGCAAGACTTGCTAGGATACTTGAGGCTCGTAGAAATAAAACCGAATAAAAACCAAATAAAAAATGGTGGGGGTTGCCCACGATTTTTTATTGTCTTTTTTGCTTATGCGAGTTTGATAAGCCGAATGTCCTTGCCGTTGCGAGTGACATAGCAATTGCGCCACCCGCAAGTCTGTGTGGAAGTCCGCGATGATGTGCCATTCTGCCTACACATCTGAAGAATGCGAGTTGCGAATGTAGAAGGAGTCTTGACCATTGTGTCTGCGCCCTTGAAGATGGAGTCTTGGATTACAAAGTGAATGCCATCCCACTGCGCCTTGTAGACTGCGTCGTCTGTGGTGGGGGGCTTAAAGAAGATAAACTCACCGACGGTCAGAAGCGCAGAGGGTGACAGTTCAGCAACTGACACTGGCTCTTTCGCAGTGGTCTTGGTCTTTGATGATGCGAGTTCTTCCTCAAGAACCTTGATACGGGCTAGAAGTTCGTCGTTGTATTCTTCTAGTTTCTCGTTGTCTGCGCGTGAAGAGTAATAGTCATCTTCACCCGCAGATATAATTGAAGAGACCGCAGAGGCGATGTTCTTCTTCATAGCCTCCACATTGGCTATTGTAACCTTCATCGTCGGAAGGTAGACTTTGGTAAACCACAACTCAGCCTCCTCCAGAGACTCGTGCTTTGGCATAATATCAGTCATTTTGAAAGGAAAGGAAAGGAAGAAAGAAAGTTTAGTATTGAAAGTTTAATACTAGTAATTGTCGTCAAGAGTTCAGACAGAGGGCGAAAGAGGCTTCAATTTTTTCCAAGATGCCCAGTCGCTGTATAAGGCTCAGTCCGAAAAAGTTAGAGAGGGCAACTTTTCTTGTGTTAGTTTATACAGCGACTGGGCGTATTGGAAAAAATTGAAGCCTCTTTTGCCCTCGGTCTGAACTCTTGGCGACAATTACTTAGTATTAAACTTTCAATACTAAACTTCCTTCCTTTCCTTCCTTCCTTCCTTCCTTTCTAAAATGCTTACGGGTCTTGTTACTAAAAAAATATTTCTTTCTAATGTCAACGGGTATGTCGGTGATATGCTACGTTCGCGTGTTGATTTCCCAGAGGATGACGGAGTAGTTCCAGAAGACTGTGTGTGTAACACATACACACAGTGGTTTGAAGAGTGGATTGAGATGTTCAACACTGCTAATGATGATTTCAAACTAAAACTTGTTATTGGACGCGTTCCTTACCGCCCTAACTTATCGTATATGTTCATCCCAACTACTCCCATTATCAGTAGCGTTATCTTACCCAATATGGACGCTATTGAAGATGAGGAGTTCTATACGACTGAATCTATTGCGAGTTCTGGCTTTGGGTTTGAGGGGGGCTGGACATCATCTGATTCAGATGACGATGACGCATCGTCGGTCGCATCCACCGCATCATCAGAGGAGGAGGAGTCCGAGATGGAACGGATACAACGGGAGGGCGAGGAGATGGCGGAGGACGAGGAGGACGAGGAATTCCTCGCATCCAAGGAGGTCGCTTCACACACATAACTACACATTAGAAAACCAAATAAAAAGACAATAAAAAACGGTGGGGTTGCCCACTATTTTTTATTGTCTTTTTATTTGGTTTTCTAATACGAAGCCATAGCAATCCAATGAACACCAGAATCGCACATCCATTGTAGAAACGCCTTGATTTCTGCGAGTTCGTCTGCCTCCCATTGAGATTCTACAAATGCCTCGTCATCTACGGTCAAGTCCTCAAACCATTCAACAATATCTTCCACATTTTCTATAAGTCCGTTTTCTCCCTTCCAGACAAGATGCGAACATTGAAGAAACATCCAACCACGGAACTCTTTTGGAACTACAATTTTACTAATGCGTTCAGTCTCTGGAAGTCCAGTCTCTTCATCAATCCTAACGAGAGCCCTAAAACAAATATCAAATCCCATTTTGCTTGTATTCAGTTGAATATTCTATCAGTTGGTCTTCTTGGTTTTTCAGACTTCAATTTTTTTTGTTGCTTATTCGCTGTATATTCGTTTTATTAGATTTATCTTGTTGTTCTATTGTAACACAGATAACTGTTCAATCCGTTTTGGTGGCTCTCTAAACTTTTTCGGACTGAGCCTTATACAGCGACTTGACATCCGGAAAAAATTGAAGCCTCTTTCTCCACCAAAACGGATTATCGGCGACTACGAACAACACTAAACTTTCCTTTCCTTTCAGATAAACTTTCCTTTCCTTTCAAATGTCTTGTGTTGATGAAGTATGCGATGCGATATGCCCGTGCCACCTTGTGTCTTTGAACTTTCAAGCGTGTGATATTGTAGTAATTCTAAAACAGAAAAAAGGTGAAGACTATGGTTTAGATTGTGTGTGTGGGGAGTTTGACATAAGGACAAAGTCACACGTATTAGCATCTGTTCTGCTTGTAAAAAATAGGTTGAAAATAGGGGAAGACACCCGTCGGAATGGGAAGACATCATATTGTCGTGTAAGGCGAGTCACGAAATCTGTATATAAGATGTGCTTCCATACTCTGGAAAGGGAAGACGAGGCAGACGAAAACCCCGTATAAAAATAAAACCAAATAAAAAATGGTGGGGGTTGCCCACGATTTTTTATTTGCCCTCTCTAACTTTTTATGACTGAGCCTTATACAGCGACTGGACATCCGGAAAAAATTGAAGGCTCTTTCTACACCAAAACGGATTATCGGCGACAATTACTTAGTATTAAACTTTCAATACTAAACTTTCTTCCTTTCCTTTCTTTCAAAATGACAACTATTGCTTCCGTCACGAATCAACTTACTTTCGCCCGTCGCAAGACGGCATTTGCTTGGGCTAAATACTACGAGCAAGTCAATAGTGCCCTTCACGATGACCACGGACACTATCATCAATACACAACCCTTTCAGATGATGCTTCTATTCCAGAACACATCAAGACCGAAATCAAGGAGATGGCTAAAACTCTACACAAGAAGTGGGAGTGCCCTATCTGCCTAGATATGATTGATGATGGCGACCTTACAATCTCCAACTGCGGACATTACTATTGTAAGCCTTGCTTGACCCAACTCAAACAAACACAGAGGACGGCTGGAAAGCCCAAATGGGAGTGTGCCGTGTGCCGTCGTAAGCACGGGTATGGCAGTGAAGATTGATGATGTGAATTAGAAAACCAAATAAAAAACGGTGGGGTTGCCCACTATTTTTTATTGTCTTTTTATTTGGTTTTGTATTAAGCAACGCTGACGGAGAAGCCACCGCTATTGAAGACCTCTTTGAAGCCCTCAGCCTTATAGCGTTCGGCACTACGCTTTTGGCTCTCACGCATTACGGTAGAGCAGAGGTCAATCCACTCTTTGAAGCCAATAGAAGGCATATCGCAAGGAATGTAGTCGTAGTCTTCGTCATCAACAGCAGAAGTGGAACACTCAACGATATAGTTGCCGTTCATATTCGCCCATTGAATAGGCAACTTACCGAGGACTTGAGAGGCGGGTTTGTTGAAGACCTTGTCTTCCCAGCGACCATTGTCATTGAAGTAGATGGTGAAGATGCCCTTGTCAGTATGAATAGTCTGTGAGTCAATGGTGTCGCACTGAAGGAGAGCTTGCGTATTCTTATAGGAGGGAACATAGTCAATCAATTTGACCTTGCTCTCACCAGCCTTGAAATACCACGCCTTGAAGGAAGTCATTTTAGAAAGGAAAGGAAAGGAAAGGAAGTTTAGTATTGTTAGTCTAATACTAAGTAATTGTCTCTGGTAATCCGTTTTGGTGGAGAAAGAGCCTTCAATTTTTTCCGGATGTCAAGTCGCTGTATAAACTAACACAAGAAAAGTTTCCCTCTGTAACTTTTTGTGACTGAGCCTTATACAGCGACTGGACATCCGGAAAAAATTGAAGGCTCTTTCTCCACCAAAACGGATTATCGGCGACAATTACTTAGTATTAAACTGACAATACTAAACTGACAATACTAAACTTTCTTTCTTTCTTTCTTTCTTTCTTTCCAAGATGACGACGATTTCTCTTCCTCTTACTTACAAATGTGGCAACTGCCACATCAATGCGTTTATAAACAAGTGGCATCACTACAAGGACAAGAGCCTCAAGATGGTCATCGGCTCGTTCGCTATCAACAACTGGTTTGAGTTCGGTGGTAAGCACTGGGCAAAGGCTGACTTCGCTTTCAATATTGTTGGTTATGAAACGGACAGCCACTGTTGGCTGGAGGACGATGATGGCAACGTATACGACTTCATCTTCCCAGAATACAACCAGTGGGTTAGGTCTCGCACTCGTAAGCCTATGCGTCGCACGGGTCTACTGGAGGGTGTGAGTAAGGCTGACCTCCTCGCTGACGGCATTATGTATGTCCCCGCACCGCTGGACGCTCAACTGCTCATTGCCTCTGCGACTGGCAAGTTTGTCCGCAACGTAGCCAAGAAACTCATCAGTGGTGACGGAATATGGCTAGGCGACGAATTCGCAGAGTTGGCGACTATTTACAACGTAATGGAGTGTTTAGCCAGTGGTGGCACTACTTCTTGTGGCGGTCGCTTAACACGCGTAACTACACATTAGAAAACCAAACAAAAAGACAATAAAAAACGGTGGGGTTGCCCACTATTTTTTATCGGTAAAACTGGTTATCTACATAAGACGACGGGAGAGACCACCACCAGCGCCACTGGTTGCGCCACCCGTCCCGCCATCACCGCCCTTTTTCTTGTGGTGTTCCATAGCGCCAGACACTGCGCCCTTCACTGCGCCTTGGACATAGGGGTTGGATGCCATTGCCTTAATCTTGCTCAGCATATTGCCGAAGAAACCGCCACCAGCGCCGACCGCACGTTGGAGAGTTTCGCGAGTCATCTCGGGCGCAACGGGTGCGCTGATGATGTCTTGCTCCGAGAGGACACCCTTGATGATGCGAGACGAGCCACGAATGGACTCAAAGAACCCAGAGTTAGCAGTGACCACGAATAACTGGGGAATCTGCGAAACAGAGGACGTGTTCTTGACGACCATATTGAACTGTAGCGTAAAATTACCCACAAGCGACGGGGCTTGACCCGACTGAAGAGTAATATCTACACCGGGACGGAGGACGAGAACCGAGCCGACGAGCGGGACAGTCTGACCTTGCTGGTTACCGGGGTAAGAGCCACCCGCAGAGTGACCGCTACCGATAAAAGTAGCGTAGTCCATCTCCATACCGTTGTGGACGGACATATCGTAGAGTTCCTCCGTCGTGTGGGACGAGAGAAGACCAGAGAAGTTGTCAAAGTTGATACGGAGAGGGTTGCGAACACCGTCAAGAGCCGTAGCAAGAGGGAAATACCAATCGCCTTGGTTATCAGCATACGCCGACGGCTTAGCATAGATGATAAGCATATCTGGGATACAAGGGAGCGTAATCGTCTGCGACACAATCTCACCCGTGCCACCCGATGGGATAGCCGACTGGTTGTATTGCGTAATGTAACGGGGGAACTCCATATAAGGCACGACACTCTTGGGGGGAAGAGGCACATCAAGAGACGGGGTCAAAAACTGGACGTTTACGACCGAATCCCGAAATGCTTGAGCGACAGACGGGTTGTAAGCAACGGCAGAAAGAGCACGACCCGCACGGAACGTCTGGCGAATGATACGGGACGGCGTGGGGATAAGATTCATAATCAACTGGATGTTGTTAATGCCGAAGAGACCCGTGTCCCACTCGTGCGTATCCGCGAATATGAAGGGCGACACGCAAACCGGCTCGGTCGTGCGCCAACGGAAGTAGATAGGGAACGGACCTAGACCCACACCCGACGCAGTCGGGACACCATTGAGGGAGTTGTAAGGCGCACCAGCGTAAGCGGGAGTCGCAGAGGCAAGGGGGTTACCATTGGGGTCTGTGAACTGTAGAAGAGGGTATGCGCCGTTCTGGACCTCATCTGGAGCAGTGGACGCATCATAGCCACCAAGAGGGTTATTGAGTGTGCCGAAAGCATCGTCGTAAGACTGATACTTGTCAAGCATAGACGGCGCACTGCGCACCATACGATTCTTCTTGTAGTCAGCCAGACGTAGAACCTCACGAAGCACATCTTGCGAGTTAATAACACTCGTCGTGTCGTTAATGGTCGCAGAGATAGTGCTACACAACTGATTCAGCGGAAGTGCGCACAGAGCAAAATCGCGACCGGGGACTACTAGCGAATCGCCAACAGTGGGGGCTGTAGCAAGGTTCAGCGTAGCGGTCATAAAGACCGTAGACGACCACTGGAGTTTACGGTCTACGAAGACGTTCTCAGACGGGACGTAGATGTTGTAGGTGTGCTGACTCGGTGTGGCGGAGATAGCACTGAAGGGCGCATTTGTCAGCGAAAGAGCACCCTTGTCTACGGCAAAGCGGGGGCGCGACTGGACGATACGGGCATCAAATACGGCGAGTTTCTCAATGTCGGCACTCATCGTTTATATTATGTGTGCCGATAATTTTTTTGGAGATTTATTATTCGGGGTTAAGCCTTGGGCGACAGATTCTTATTCCTAAATAATGCCTTGATGCTGACGCTTGATAAATTGAACATATTGATTGGGAACAACTCACCCGTTAGACGATACTTCCAGAACACTTGGATGTCAATACTGCGAATCTCTTGTTTGCTCGGAGACAAGTCAGCCAAGCGGTATTGCGCGGTGGGTGCGTAGTAGATGAATGCTCGGTAGTCGTGCGCTCCCGTAGACATAGGAAGGGCTATGTCTGTGATGATAGGCTGGAAAGCAGACTGGCTTGTCGGGGCAGAGTTACCCAAGTTGGAATCTCCTAGCAACGGACCGAACTTGATGGGCTGACCCGTTGCTTCTGACTTGATAGGGAGAAGAGCCGATGTGAATACAATAGAGGCAATAGGAGACCAGAGCGAATCAATGCTACGATAGTCTTGCGTGTTAATCCAGTAGCGGACATTGTAAGGCGCTGGGATGTATAGGACGGCTGAGTCATCTTTGACATTTGTCCAGTCCTTGTTAGCGAATAGGATTTCATTGACATAGCCGGAAGGGACGACGTATGTCACCCCATTATTCCAGCCACCTATCGGAGTTAGCGTATTGTAGTAGTTGTTGCTGAAGTTAGCGAACATCCCGAACATATTCGTGTTGAAAAAGAGACGGCACTGGGGCGCACTGAGTGCTGGGGCTACTGGGACATAAGAACCACTACCCGTAGCCGGTATGTAGTCTCCAAAGCACCGTGTGTCGCCGTATATTGTCATCAAATACGTAGTCGGGTCGTAGACTATCTGTGGAGGGGTCATTGCGCTTAACCAAGAATCGTATGTTAGGTAAGGGTTGGGGGTTACCGAACCTAAAGCAGTCCATAATACTCCGAACTGTGTCCAAGTATTCTGACTAGCGGTATTCAATGCCGTGTTTACTAGGTCAATCCAGTGCTGGTATGTATAGACCCAGTAGTATCTAGAAGAAACATCTTGACCAGCAGTAGTGGTAGGGCGACGAGGCAATGGTGCTAGTCTTGTGTTTAGTGTCTCTGGTTCATAAATCACAAAGTTCTCGTCTGGTGTCACAGTGATTGTAACGTCACCTTCTGCTGTGTGAAACGACTGCTGAAATGGCAGTGCTACTCCGTAGACAGTGAGATTTGTAAAGTCCTCTCCTTCTGCTTCTCCTAGTTGGACTTGCGGGATGAACAGTGGTAAGTCAAGATTCGCGCCATCCATTGTAAAACGAATAATAGAGAAGTTATACTGCGAGGCATCTCTGACAAGCGCACTATCACGAGTCTCGTTGAAACGAATCTGCGGGTCGGGAGTCGCTACACCAGTGTCGGACGACCCAGCGTTAATGATGTCGGCGTTGTAATAGATGTAGTCTGGAAGGTCTACAGTGCCACCTAAATACTCAATGTTTGCGCTACGACGATACGCCATCTCTATATCATTAGCAGAGAATTATTTTTGAAGAGTTTCGTATGTCATCCCAGTAACGAACTTATCGGGGGTCATCCCAGTCTTCTTTATCATATCAGCATACTGTTGTAGAGAAAGGTCCTTGTATAGTAGGCGAACGGCACAATGACGACCACAAGTTGCGACATTTGACTTTTCACTCTGGAAGTCCTTAGTGTTGTAGAAGATAGGCATACCCGAGTTGCGCATTAGCCTCGTCAGATACGGTCGGTCTATGTTCAGTTCCTCCAGTCTCTGCTCTGACAATCCGTCCTTCTGGTCTTCGGGCGCTTCTCCGTAAGGGTCAAAAAAGTCTATCTCATTATCTCTGCGAATCATACAACACCAGTGACCCATAGTAGGAGATGCGTTAGGAAATAGAATGATACACCTTCCTTCCTTATCAAATGCTTGGTCTATACTACGTAGTCCCGCAAGAGATGGATATGAGAATATTTTAACGCCTCCACCAAGGACTTCCCGTATGTCATCATCGCCTAACGGATAGGCTAAGGCTTCCGCTAAACTCATTCTTACACTATGCTTAGATATTTTGAGTCATAAATGGTATCTTCTAACTACTATCTTCGGAACGACCATAAAAGACAGTTAATCTAGTGTAGGGTATGTAGGGTATGTAGGGTATGTAGGGTTTGGGACGTTTTTCAAATAAAAATCGGGGTCGCTCAAAAAATAAAAAATAGTTGGACTTCAAAAAATAAGTGAATTTTATGGGGTCAAAACCCACCATACCCTACACTGGGTTAACGCCCTTTTATGGTCGCTCCATCTACCTAAATGCCATTTCTAAGAGACTTTTATGATTTTATGACGTATTTATATCACGCTCTTTCTAATATGAAGTTAGTGTAGGGTATGTAGGGTATGTAGGGTATGTAGGGTTTGGGGTCTTTTTCAAATAAAAATCGGGGTAGCCCCCAAAAATAAAAATTCTTCAGACCCCCTATATTATATTTGGGGGGGGGTAAACCCTACAACCCTACACTGGGGAGACGGGCATAACTGGTCGCCCCGAGGACTAAAAATTGGGCTTTTTTTGCCTCCGAGTAATTTCTCAAGTAAGGGTATAATGGCTACTCTCTCATTTACAAAAGGGGAAGGACAGCCTATAGCACGAGTCCGAGGAGGGGAGTATGACGGCGAGATTCTCTACCTTGGAGGCGACCTAACTGGAGCGAAGAAGCCCCGCATAGCCATTAACCGCCACAAATACACAGCAGAACTCAAGAATCTCAAACCCGTAGAAAGACCGAAGATGATTGCTAAACTAGAAGAGGCTCTACGCAAAGGCATAGACTCTGCGCATCTCGTAGGAGAATCCCCAGAGATTAAAGCACTCTACCAGCGCATAATTGACGACTCTGTAAGCACCAAAGTGATAGAACTGGATGACGACGGGCTATTTGAAGTCCTTCCGAACCCAGACCCGAAGAAGCGCGAAGTATGGTATATCGCTGGACAGTCGGGCTCTGGAAAGTCCTACATTGCTAAGCAGTTGGCTACCTTCTACCACAAACTGTTCCCCGAGCGGGGCATATACCTACTGAGTAAACTGGACGAAGATGAGACTCTTGACTCGCTCAAGTTTCTTAAGCGAGTCAAAATCCAGTCATTTATAGACGACTACCCCACGCTGGAGGAGTTCCGAGACTGTATGATGATTTTTGATGATTACGACACACTCACGGGCGATGCCGACAAAGTAGTGTCCAAAATTATAGACGACTTAGCCATCCAAGGTCGCCACACGAATACGACGATGCTCTGCTTGAGTCATTACCTCACAAACTACAAGAAGACACGTCTGCTTCTGAATGAAGCCACTAATATTGTAGTCTACCCTCTCTCTACCTCTTATCACGCCCTCCGATACCTACTCAAAAACTACGTTGGTGTTGATGAAGAGGACTTGAAGAAGCATAGGAAACTCGGGTCACGTTGGCTTATGTATAAGAAGGGGTATCCGCAGATAATGATTTGTCAGAAACAAGCCGAGATTCTTCACGTCTAGTGTATACGACTTCGCACTCTCCGCACGGGCAAGGAGAAGACGGACGCTCTTCGGGCTTAGGAAGATTGATTCTGCGCAACCACATCACCGCATTTACTAAAGCCTCCCGTGCTTCGCCCATAGACGCTTCACGACCAATGGAAACAATAATATCAGAAACCGAACGCTCGGCTCTACGAATCTTCTCATCCATTTACTATACTATCGGGAACTGATTTTAAATGCTCATTTTTTATCTTGATACAATGTATAAAATGAGTGTAGCATCTATCCTCTCCGGAACTCCAGCGAACTTATCGTCGCCATTATTGTTTGAAAGTCGTGGTGTGTCTTCCATAGCACTCGGCGCGAATGCTTCTGCTCAAATCGCAAACCCTCTGATTACCGCGAGTAGTGTAGTGTGCGTGTCTCGCGCACTAGCCGATGCTACTTGTCTAGTTGTAAGTGCGACGCTATCGGCGGGTGTTGGTTTTACGGTTCAAGGTAGCGCGAATGCCACTGCCCTTCTGCCAGTGTCTTGGGCTGTTTTGGCATACTAAATATATCTATCTGTAGTATAAGATGAGTTCAAGTGCGTCATTACTTTCTGGGACTCCAGCAAAGGTATCGTCATCTCTTTTACCGCCCGGTGGCGGTGGTAGCGGAGTATCGTCTATTGGAGCGGGTGCTGGTATCTCTGTTGACAGCACAAATCCGGCTATTCCAGTTGTTACAAATGCCATACAACCGGGTAATGGCATAGACCTTACGTTGAACGGTAATAACTCTATTACAGTCGCTACTAAACTGGCTCAAGGAGCAAACGTAACACTTACAACGGGTGGAGATGGAACTATTACTATTGCTTCTACTGGAGGCGGTGGTGGTGGTGTCACGAGTATTATTGCTGGTTCTGGGATTGCTGTCAGCGCACCAACGGGAGCAGTTACTATCATCGCTGTTCCAAATGTAACAGTAGTATCTCTTATATCACAATCCCCTTCTTCATACCTACTTCCCGGTGACCCAACAGATACATATTCATTGACAGTAACATTGGTTGGTGGAGGTGGTGGAGGTTCTTTTGGAATTTCCGGAGGTAACGCTGGTGGTGGAGGTGGTGGAGGTGGGTCTGGTCAAATAGTCTCCGTGATTTATCCATTCATCGTAGGCGGTGGGTCTCTGGTAGAGTATACTTGTGGGGCTGGAGGCTTAGGAGGTCTTTCTTACACTCCACTTATTAGTGCTACTGATGGCTCTCCTTCATCTATCACTATACCTAATCCGACTGACGCAATTATTAAGGATATTTTTATAGCGGGGGGAGGTGGGCAAGGACTCACAAATCTCAGCAATAATGCTGGAGGAAACGGAGGGACTGGAGGGTTTGGAGGTGGTGGTGGAATCGGAGCAGTGACAAATGGATTAGGAGGAATTGGAACTATTTTTAACGGTCAAGACGCCAGTTTTTCGGCGGGTAATGGAGGTTCATACGGAGGATATAATGGAGGAAGTGGAGCAGACTCTGGGATAGTCCTCACCACGGATGGAGGTGGAGGTGGAGGTGTATTCGGTGGAAGTGGCGCATCCGGCGGTGTAGACCCAGAAACAGCAAACCCGGCTACGGTTGGCACTTTTGGATGTGGTGGTGGAGGTGGTAGTGGGTGGGATGGTATTTCGTTACAGAATGGAAGCCAAGGTGCTAATGGTGGCGATGGATACATTACACTTACATTAACACACCTATAGCATAATTAAAACATCAGTAGATAACAGAGATGTGGAGTTCACCCCTTAAAGAGCCAAAGAAGACAAAGTCCTCAGTTCAGAGCGAAAAACACGCTGAACTGGAGAAGTTTCCGGTAGTAAAATGTAAGATAAAATCGTCTACGGCAAAGAAGATACTCGGGGTCGGGGGAGTGCCAGTGGCTCAATGGCTAGAACGGTGGATTGAGCAGTTTGTGAGGGAGAGTTCTTTACCACCTCAATTGCTTTCAAACGACTTTCTAAATCAACTAACAAGACTTCTTGCGCCGAAGGACGCTTTGGACGTTCTAGAGCGGATTCGCTCGGACTATCTTCGGGCATTTCCGCAGACTTCAAAAGCGGAGAAGGAGGATTTGGATTGGCTTGGACCGGTAATACGGATGGATGCGACCGTGGTGTCATCTCTTCCGTCGCAATACCTATAGTCCCTTCCCGTCCACAACAGTCCGACCGTAGTCTGTGACCGCAGACAGATTGAACTATCTTATAAGCAATTGCGACGATTGACATAATCGTCGCACTTGCTCCACCGGCTTTTAGAGCGTCAGTGAAGTCCATTTCTAAGGGCAGAGATTTTTTTTTTTTGCGAGTGCTAATACCTTACTGGTATAGTGGGATACGATAAGAGCCACCATTCACTGTTACCGACATCCAAGTTGCGGGGACAGCAGTATTCAATGGAGCGTCCCCAACAGTTGCTCCAAGAATAGTAAGCAGTGCTGGAGGGTTTTCCCACGTTGGCGGAGCACTACTACCAGCCGATGTAAGCAACTGACCAGCAGTTCCAAAATCACCCTTATCAAGGACTCCAGCCGGATTAGACGCATTCATAGACAGAGCACCTTGCGTATTAATACAGAAAGCACCTTCACCAGAGTTGTAAGCCAAATATAGAGAGTGGTTTCCACTTACGACGTGGTCGCTCTGTGAGCCAACCACCGTGTCGGCTGTTCCAGATATGTAGGTCGCATTAGGGATTTCAAAGACAGTGTTGTAGAGGTTTCCGAATACCGAACTGTTGATGCCCAGAGCGGAGTAATCAGACCCCAAACTATCATTGACACAGACAACATTCGCCGAGGCGTGGTCTGTGCTACTCTTATTCTGACAGAGAAGACCTTGATAGAAACCAGCCTTCGTATCCGCACAGATGACCGAGCCACTATCAACGTAGTTCAGTGCTTGACCAACCGTAGCCGTTACACAACCGACATTCAGAGCGTCTGTGATGTTTTGACTATTCATATCCAATGCGGAAGAAATGGACACTGCTACAACGGGTGCTGATGGAATTGTAGAATCCACAGAGATGTTTGAACCAGCAGTGATGCTCGTCACGCCACCACCGCCCCCGCCACCCGCTCCGTATGTCACGAGACCGTTTGACTCATTGTAGTAGAGAATATTAGTAGAATCCACATTTAGAGCAATAGGTTTAACATAAAGAGACTCCAAAAAAACGCTATTAACAGTATTACCAATAACGATTGAGTTAGGGATTGTGTTAGAAATAGTATGTCCAATAGAAATACAATTCTCGCCGTAAGCGACAGCCTCGTTACCTATTGCGATTCTATTAATTCCCGCTTGAGGGACTGGTAGAGGAGGACCAAAGTTGGGAGGACACGCCGAACCACTTCCAATAGCGATGTCGTGTAGAAGATTCGTTTGAGCACCGTAGCCATAACTGACACAGCCTTCACCAGCAGAGACAGCACTATTACCTATTGCGATTGAATCTAATCCAGCGGAAGACGCACTAACGCCTATAGCCACGCTATTAGCACCACTGGTTACTGAACCGCCCCCAAGATTTACTTGAGTTGTCCCCGCCGTCACATACGCAGAACCATCGCTCACTAAATATTCACCCGCCGTTGTAGTCGCTGGTAGTCCGCCACCGCCACCACCCGCACCGTAAGACACAAGACCGCTCGTAGCATCATAATACAATACATCAGTCTCTGTGGTTTTGGCGACGACGGGCTTAACGTGTAGAGAAGACGCACCGCTTCTTAAAGAGACACCAGTGCCGTTAAGAACGACAGCGTTGTTATTATATGCTTCTGCTGATTTACCAATTGCTACAGAAAATGCGTCTCTTGCTCGTGTATTAGCACCAATTGCTACTCTTCCCTGTAGAGCATCACTGTCGTCACTACATACTGCTGTGTCACCTATAGCAACATCACTTTGTCGTGACTCTGAAGCATAGCCAACACTTACACACTTTCCAGCCCCGCTGAACTTTACCGTAGCAGACCTACCAACAGCCACCGAATTAACATTTAGATTCACACTATTCAGTCCAATAGCAACAGAATTAGCGTTCTGACCGTCTGGAAAAGCGGTTTGGGCATTATTTCCAAGACGAACAAGATTTTGGTGTTGCTCACTTCCACCACCAGCAACAACAAACACCGAGCCGTTGCTTACTAAATATTCACCAGTAGTAGCCGTAGTTGGAAGAGACAGAATCGGGTCAGTAGCCGTTCCAGAAAGAACAAGACCATTAGCACCGACGGCGACTGATGCGACACCACCACCGCCACCGCCACCCGCCCCGTAAGACACAAGACCGCTCGCAGAATCGTAATAGAGAACATCAGTTTCTGTTGTTTTGGCT